CCGTCTTTGAGCTTGGGCCACCAGTGAAGAATGTCTTCCATCACAGGCTCGTATTCGTGAGCTCCATCGATAATAATACCTTGAAAATGTTTTTCTGGAAATCTTGCTAAGGTGTTAGCGTCATTTGATCTTGATTTGATAGGTGTCAGAATACCTCTTGAAATAAATTCTTTACAGTTGTCTTGAAATTTTTCATAGAACCCACCGGTGATATCTAAGTTAGCATGTTCAGAGCTCCCGGCAAAAGTATCCAGTGCATATAAGTGAACTTTCTTGCCTGAGTTGATAATGTTTGTTGCCAGGTACGATGTAGACCGGCCCATGAAACTGCCTATTTCTAAAATCTCATCTCCGTCTTGGCAGTGATGTAATAGTTGATCGTATGCCTCATGCATATTAAACCAACCTGGGATATTAAAGTAAGTGTGGTTCATTTTAATTTTATGCCTTTCAAAAATTCTAAAATATACCTTATTGATATACCATAACCGATTAAGCATAAAGAAACTTTTTCTCCAGACTTATTATCGGTTATGGTCACCGTTATATCGTTAGAAGGGGACGTAATACCTTATTCCTCTCTCAATAAGTTGATTAACCTCATCTATTCTCGATGAAACTCGAATGATGGATTCGTCATCCCAATCATTACGGTTATTTACCCACTTACGTTTTTGGCGCTCATGAAGAGACCAAAGCTTATTTAAGTATCGCTTTATGGGTAGTGCTCGTTTTCCCATTTCATTTCCTATCCTTTCTTTTATGATCTGTGAGACAGGGACTGTAATATTGCGGAGACAATATGAACAAAAAATATAGGAGGAACTTGCCTCACAAATCATGGGTATATTATATCCCAAAAAGTGATAAATTTATACCATGAAATACTTCCTTATAATTTGGTTATGTATTGGAGATCCAAGTATAGAACTGAACAATACCTGTCAACAATTGACCATGGACCAGGAACCATATAATTCTTTGCTAGAATGTAGGGTCAGAGCAGAATATCTATGGAAAGACCTTGCAAATGCTGGCAATATTTATATGTCAAGCTTTTGTGCTTCAAAGGTGTAACGTTGTGCATATAGTATTATAAATATAAATACAAAAATAAAAAAATAAATTAGCCGAAATGTTACGTAACACTATATATATATTACTATTATCATTATATATCAGGGGTTTGAGGGTGTTACGTGGGTGTAACGTGGAGTCCTAACGTAACGTTACGTTGGGATTACTTGGGTATTGAAATTGGGATAAATTGCCATAAAGTGTATTGTGATGACAGAATCCCACGTTACAGACGTTACAACGACGTTACAGGAAAGATTTGAACACTTTCCTGGTTTAACGCCAAAACAAGCAAAATTCGCACAGCTTATAGTTTTGTATGAAGGAAGAAAGACAGCCACTAAAATAGCAGAAGAATGTGGTTTCTCTTCTAAGACCGCAAGACAACAAGCAAGCAATATGCAAAACCCAAAGATGTTTCCAAAGGTTGTTGATGCAATAAATCATTATCGTGTTCAGTTTTATCGTAAGTATGAAACAAGTTATGATAAACACTTGAAAAGAATGTATGAATTATCTGCAAAAGCTGAGGAAGCTGGTAATTGGAATGCTGCTGTTGCTGCCGAGAAAAACAGAGGTCAAGTGGCTGGGCTCTACATTGATAAAAAAGAAATCAAATATGGAACTATTGATAGTATGAGCATGGAGGAAGTAGATGCGAAAATTAAAGAGCTTGAAGGTCGGTTGTCAGGTGACTCTGCTAAAAAAGTTATAGATGCCGATCACGAACGACAAACATCTGAAGGGTAACTGGGCACATCAACGTGCTTTACTTTGGTTACTAGAAAAAGGCTATTACGTATTCAACAATGTTTTTGGAACAGGACCGATTGATATTATTGCTGTTGACGATTTTGGTCATATTGAATTATTTGATGTAAAGCTTGCTGGATTTAGAAATAACAAAGATACGCTTGGTTCAAAGCAAATGATAAATAGAACTTTGAGTCCAGAACAAAAAGAACTTGGAGTAAAACTATTATATGTTTTTGATAATGGAGAGTGTCGAGTTCAGCTTGACAGAGCTGTTTGGTTAAAAAAACAACACGAAGGAAGAGACAAGAAAGGCAGATTCACAGCTAATGGCAGTAAAGCAGGAGGGTAGATTTGCCAACACCTTACGATCAAATTGTAAGAAAATACACTTCTTAAAAATAGACTCTTGGTCTACTCCAGGAATGCCTGATTTATATGGTTTATTTCATCACGAGGAGAGTGGATTGCCAGGCACATTCTGGGCTGAATTGAAGTGTACAAAGATTAACAAGTTGGGACTGAGTCCACAGCAAATTGCCATAAATCTCAAGCTATCAGAGTACAACATACCCAATTACATACTTGCAAGAAGCCTCTCTCAGAGAGCCTTGAAAATTTTTCCAGGTTCCCTGGTTCAAGATGCAGCAACCGATGGTTTTAAGTCCATGAGCCATGTTGCGTGCTTCGAAGATCCATTGCCTTGGCCCGAAATTCAAAAATCCCTGATGCATGACCCCAGGTCCATGGTCCAGGTATTATAGTTCTGCAGCCGCGGCCCTGGAAGCTGGATGGAAAGTCCGAGACAAAAGTCCCCTAGGTCCGACCCCCACGGATTTCGATTCTTTAGTATAGAGAAGTTTCCCGGCGCGCTCCTGATCCAGCTCAAGTCAAGGACAAAAATCCCCGAATCTTGACCCCAAGCTGACCGAATCCTTAATATAGTTGACACGCTCCCGCGCTCCTGAAAAAAAACAGAAAAAAATTTTTAAAGCTCTTGACATCCTGACATGTTGGGACTATATATAATATAAGGAGACATGAATCATGAGTAAATTTTACGGAACGATTAACGAATCAGCACGCAGAACAGTGCCCACGGCCAGAGGCCATCACAGCATCGGAACAACCGCAGCCAGCTGGAAAGGCTGCATCAAGGTCCGCCTTTGGGAGGATCCTGCTACTGGAGACATTTGCTTTAGAGTTGAGCAAGCACCCTGGCACGGCCATGGGGTTCGACAGGTGATCGCCGATGGCATCGTTGGGCGTGAATGTTAGAAGCCGTTTTGTTTGGTGTTATTTTGTGGTTTGCCGGGGTCTCAAGGCCCCTGGCTGCCTTCTCGATTTTTCTCTTCTTAATTTTCGCTGCTGTTAGTGAGAGCTGGCATTTTGCCGGAAAAATCCTTTAAAAATCCCTAAAGCCCGACCCCACGGCCCTGCCGCCTTATAGTATAGATCTTTCCCGGCGCGAGCGGGAAGTTGGGTCGGAGATGAGTTCTGACCTTGATTCGTGATTACATTTGAAAAATCCCTTGACCTCGACCCCACGCCTTTTCTGTCCTTTAGTATAGAAAAGTTCCCGCTCGCCCCGCTCCTAAAATTTCAAAAAATAAAAGTCCCTAATGCTCAACCCCAAGCACCTTCCGATTTTATATTATCGATTTTCTGGGAGCAGAACTCTGACAAAAAATTTTTGGGCTAACGCCAAGCCTTGTTTTTGGGTTGTTGATAAGTTTTAAAAAAAATTAAAAAAAAATGTTTTTTGGGGTTGCAACAAGTTAGGATATGTGCATACTCTACTTATCTTTATAGAAAGATAGAAAGGTTGCTAAAATGCAATATATACAAAAAGAAGACAGATATAAGATTGATGACTACGCAAGGTTATCAATTCTAAAATCTGTGTTTGTCAAAGAATGGCAGACAAACTGCAGACGTGAATTACAATTCATGTCTGGAAAATATAATGGATTTCTTCTTGGTGAGGATTTCCAATTTTCTCATAAACAACGTAAAGGTGGTTTATCACAGTCAAAGATGACTACTTTTATAAAAAATCAATTTGGTTTTTCAGATGAACAAATGCAAGATATGTTTGGGTCTGAACAGGTGGTTGACGTATTCTCACCTAAACCATTAACATCAACAATATCAAGTTATAAGAAGTGTAAGGATAGTCTATTACACTCAAACGTGATGAACTTGATACCTAACTATCAAGATAAGGTGGTGTTCTAATGCCAAATAATAACCTCTTATCTTTACTTAACTTACCTTCAACTAACACTAACTCAGATGTAGGAACAAACACCAATGACAATACTAATCTTAATTGGCAAAGTGATCTTATTGGTTGGGTTTATTCTAATACTCTTGAAAGTGTTTTACTAACTTGGTTAACCAATAACTCAATGTCTAGGTCTGACTTAGCTAGAGTCTTGGTATCTGTTATCAGTAATAAACCAAGTAATCAAAATACAGACGCAACTACGCAAGTATTAGAAAAACTAAATAATCTAATAAACCAGCAGTAAGCATCTCAACCTGTAACCCCACCATCTTTGATGGTGGGGTTTTTTTATGTTCAGATCCCACAAAGTCTAGTATCCATATACCCTTCCCCCCACTACATCTAGTAGTCCCAAACAAAACCGAAACTCGAAGCTGTTTTTTCCTGACCCCCAACCCCCCCTGACCTGCGCGCCTGCTGTCTAGAACAGCACAAAGTCAAGTTTTGCACATACAGAACCTCTGACAAAAAGTTTTGAAAAAGGGGACCCAATTTGGTATACAAACTCAATGGCAATCAATATTGAAGGGCTGACCCCCTTTGAGCAAGAAGAAGCTTTAAAGAAACTCTTACTCAGAAAAAAAATTTTAGAATTACAAACCAAACAGAAAGATGATTTTTTACTTTTTGTAAAATCTGTTTGGCCAGAGTTTATTGCTGGTAATCACCATAAAATTATTGCAAAAAAATTCGAGGCTATCGCCACCAAGAAAATTAAGAGACTAATTGTTAATATGCCACCACGACACACGAAATCTGAATTCGCATCTTTCTTGTTTCCAGCGTGGATGATGGGCCGTGAACCACGACTCAAGATTATTCAAACATCACACACGGCAGAACTAGCACAACGCTTTGGTCGAAAGGTGAGAAACTTAATCGACACACAAGATTATCAAAATATTTTTCCAGGCATGGAATTGTCGGCGGACTCTAAAGCTGCGGGTCGTTGGGAAACTAATCAAGGAGGAGAATATTTTTCTGCTGGTGTTGGTGGTGCGATTACTGGACGAGGTGCGGACTTGTTAATTATCGACGACCCACACTCCGAACAAGATGCCCTCAGTGCTACAGCGTTAGAGAATGCGTGGGAGTGGTATTCATCAGGTCCTCGTCAGCGTTTACAACCTGGTGGTTCAATTGTGATTGTCATGACTCGTTGGAATACAAAAGATATTACCGGAGAACTGATCAAGGCCCAAGGACAACCCAAAGCCGATCAATGGGAGATTGTCGAGTTTCCGGCGATCTTACCTTCCGACAAACCTGTCTGGCCTGAGTATTGGAAATTAGAAGAATTAGAATCAGTTAAAGCTTCGATCTCCATTGCTAAATGGAATGCGCAGTGGCAACAGAATCCCACAGCCGAAGAAGGTGCAATCATCAAACGTGAATGGTGGCAGCCGTGGGAGAGCTCCAAGATGCCTGGTCTTACACACGTGATACAATCGTACGACACAGCATTTAGTAAAAAAGAAACCGCCGACTATTCCGCTATCACTACATGGGGTATCTTTTTTCCTGACGAGAAAACACCGAATATCATTTTGTTGGACATGAAGAAAGGTCGTTGGGACTTTCCTGAGATGAAAGAGATTGCGTATGATAGTTACAAGTATTGGGAACCGGAGTCCGTGGTCATCGAAGCAAAAGCCTCGGGTATGCCGTTAACACAAGAACTGCGAATGCGTGGTATTCCTGTTATCAACTTTACTCCTTCTAAGGGTAATGATAAGTTGAGTAGAGTTAACGCCGTTGCACCTCTGTTTCAATCAGGTGTTGTTTGGTACCCGGAAGGTGAATCGTGGGCCGAGGAACTTATTGAAGAGTGCGCTGCTTTCCCATACGGAGAGTATGATGACTTGGTGGATTCCACGACACAGGCGTTGATGCGATTTAGACAAGGTCACTGGATCGAGCTTCAAGATGATTTTGAGGATGAGCCAGTAGACAGACGAAAAAGGGAATATTATTAATGTCGATTTTTGACAGGTTTAAAGATATCGCCAGCTTCTTAAACACGAGGCCTGAAGAACGGACCACGGAACAAGAACAGGTTGGCACGGAGCTTGAAGAAGCAGCTAAGACAGCTCAAGATATAGCGGAGTCCCGACTCGAAGGTGTTTCCGATGAAGAAGCAAGAAGCCTGTCGGACCTGGTGCGTGATTTTTTTAGCTCCGATGAAAAAGGCATCAAAGAATTTCGTGATAAGAATAAAGAACAGATAGCCAAAGATAAAAAATTAGTTGGCAGTATTTTAGGTAAAACTCCTGTCGGTGCAGTCAGAGACTATGTTATTAAGCAAGCAGTCAAGAACTATGGTCCTCAGATTGCAGAAACAGCCAGCAATTTTTTAAAATCATTTCAACCAGAAGAAAAGAGAAGTGATAATCAGTTTGAGTTTTTTGGCACGATTTATGACCTCAAAGATTTTTTTGAAGCAGGGAGAGTTAACTATGATGCAGGAGGATATGAGATTGATAAAAACAGAAACCGAGTTTCTCCTATCAAAGCTTTTATTAATTTGCTCCCTGATGATTATTCCAAATCACCAGCAGAGGTCTATAACGATTTTCGTCAGATAAAACAAAATTTTCCTAATACACCTTTTGCTGATTTTTTTAGCATGGCAGAACTAAAAGAGTCTGGTTTGGAGTTTGCTTTGTTAGATGCGATGCGGGCAGACAAAGAAAGAGGTGGTGGATTAAGAGTTACTAAAGGAACTCTTTTAAGAGATATTAGTGGTGAGGAATTAGATCCTTTTACTAAGAAAGTTCGATACGCTCGTGATGATACTCAAAGACTT